AAGAAGAGTGGGGTGCTGTTACAAACAATGAAACTGCTGGTGGCATGACAAGTTCATTCTTTAGTAGTACAGACAATACATTTTTTCTGACTGGAGTACAGTTAGAGATTGGCTCACAAGCTACAAACTTTGAGCATCGTTCCTTTGGGGAAGAGTTGGCTTTGTGTCAGAGGTATTATGAACAAATTATTAAAGCAGCAGGATTTTGTTATAGCACCTCGTCTATGAACTTTGATATATTTTTTAAAACCACAAAACGAGCAGATCCTTCCAACTCATTAATAGATGACAGTGTAGTTACAGACAGTGCTGGAATAGGAGCAAAAACAAGTAGTGGTTCATCCATTGTAGGGTCAGATGTAGAAGTAGACGGAGCTAGTGCTAGAATTGATGGATTTTCTAGTCTCACAGCGCAAAGAGCATATCCTACTTTTGGTCAGAATACGGCTTGGATTGCTTATGATGCAGAATTATAGGAGATAGAGATGATAGTAACAGAAGCAAAATATTGGCCTACAAATATGGTAAAAGCAACTATAGATGGAAGAGTTTGGGTTGTGCCAAAAAACGAAGACAATCGCCACTACGCAGCTATTCTTGAATGGGTAGACGCTGGCAATACAATAGCTGCAGCAGACTAGACATGGAAAAAAACAACTGGCATCTCAGTAAGTCCGTACCTGTCACCCTCATCGTTGCACTTGTACTACAAGCAGCCGCCATCGTGTGGACTGTATCACAAATGCAATCCAGTATAGCAGCTAATGCAACAAACCTCATCAGATTAGAAACACGAACAGAGAAGCTAGAGATGGCAGTGCAAGGCCAAGCTGTAGCTCTGGCACGAATAGACGAGAACATCAAAGCAATACGAACTCACGTAGAACGTATAGCATCTAAGGATTAAGGATAAAAGAATGTTACAATTTCAGGGATTTAAACCAGACGCATTAAACCGCATGGCTAAGACTATGGGATACTCAGGAGACATGAAGGAGTTTGATAGATTTCTAAATGAAAATCCTGATAAACAAGAAATGATGGATGTGTACTCTGAAAAAGCTAAAGAGATGATGATGGGTGGCTATGTAAAAGGCTATGCTAATGGTGGTGTTGTATCAGAGAAATTTGGTGGCATAGAAACCAGAGAAATAGCTTATTATAGAATGCCAGATGGTAGTGTAGCTACAGATAATCCAAGTAGAGTAAGTAGAGAAATGGGTCCAAGAGAGATGGGTACACCAATATCCTTTGCTGAATATCAACAGGGTACGCCATATGGTGGACCAGTAAGTAGTAATTTATTAGCACAGGGTAGTCCTTCTACTGGAATGCTTATAGACCCACGACCACCTGTACAAAGAAACCCTAATGTTGTATCTGGGTACTATGACTCACCAGAATATAACGCCTTTATAAATGATCCAAGTAATAGAATTGGTACAGCAGATATGCGTTTTAGTCCTTACTTTGGTGAACAAGGATCTGGATCTGTTGGTGCTGCAGCAGATAGAGCATATGAGGCTTATTTAAATAGATCAGGACAAGCAAATTACTTACGGGGTGGTACTGATTTTACACAAGCTCCACCAGCAGTTTTACCTGAGTTTAAAGGTGGACCTGAAAGCGATCAGAGAGGTAATGCCCCTACAGCAACAGCACCCACATCACCAGTAGACTACACACAGGGGCCAGTGCCTCAGTCAACTGGGTATCAGGGTGGTACTATAACTGAAGCAATGTCTAACAGAGCATTTACTCCGGGCTTACCTTTTGGTGCTACAGTATCACCAGTTGGTACAGCATTTAATCAAAACCAAGCTGTAGATACAGCATCTGGTCAGGTAAGTGGAGCTATTGCTGGACAGGCAACTGGAGCTACAACTGCACAAGCTGCAGCACCAACGGCAACTCCAGTTAGCACAATGACTGCTGACACTGCAGCCACTGAAATTGGTATAGCTGCTGACACTCTTACTGCAGCACAGGGAGCCGTAGATCCTAGAGCAGTAATTGCTGCACAGTCAACTGTTAATACAGGTGTAAGCAGTCTAGATGCAGTACAGGGTACAGGCATCCTTATGAATAACCCCAATCAACGTAAGATTGAAACAGGTGAACTTGTAAGTGGAGCAGCTAATGCCCAGACAGCAGCTAACTTTACTGAACAGGTACAAGCTGCAGAGGCAACACCAACGAACAAAGCTACAGTACAAGGACAGTTAGAAGGATTGATGGCAGCCTTTGAAGGTGGTGCTACACCTGCATGGGCAGCAGGAGCAATGCGTAACGTCACGACACAGATGGCTAATAGAGGTTTGGGTGCATCAAGTATGGCAGCACAGGCTCTTATCCAAGGAGCTATGGAATCTGCACTACCAATAGCACAGGCAGATGCACAAATAGTTGCACAATTTGAAGCACAGAACTTGTCAAATCGTCAACAACGTGCTATGCTTGCAGCACAACAACGTGCCACATTTATGGGTATGGAGTTTGACCAAGCATTTCAAGCAAGAGTACAAAACTCTGCACGTATAGGTGATATCGCTAATTTAAACTTTACTGCAGAACAACAAGTAGAATTAGAGAATAGTCGTATAGGTAATACGGTAAACTTACAAAACCTAAATAGTAAACAGGCATTGATTATGGCAGAAGCTGCTGCATTAGCACAGTTAGACATGGCGAATCTTAGTAATCATCAGCAAGCTGCAGTTTTAAATGCACAATCCTTTATGCAAATAGATATGGCTAACTTATCTAATCAACAGCAAACAGAGTTGTTTAAATCACAACAAAGAATACAAGCATTGTTTACAGACCAAGCTGCTGAGAATGCATCAAGACAGTTTAATGCAAGTAGTCAAAACCAAAGAGATGATTTCTTTGCAAACTTAAAGAATGCTACTGCTCAGTTTAATGCGTCACAGTCTAACGCTCAAGCACAGTTTAATGCAGGTCAAACAAATGCTATGGATCAGTTTAACAAAAATATACAGAACCAACGCGACCAGTTCAATGCACAAAATAGACTAGTTATAGATCAAAATAATGCACAGTGGCGTAGACAAATTGCTACTGCAGATACAGTTGCTATTAATAGAGCAAATGAAATAAATGCATCTAGCATTCTTAATATGTCAGATACAGCATATAACAATCTGTGGAAATATTATGCAGATACTATGCACTGGGCATGGGAAAGTGCTGAAGATGAGCAGGATAGATGGAACGCGATTGTTAGACAACAAATGGCTAACGATGCAACATTAACTTTAGAAGATGTACGAAATGATCATTCTAATTCTTTAGCGTTTGGTGAATTAATAGGAACATTTTTAACTGGAGGATCAAAGTTTTTAAGTGGTCCATCTAGTATACTAAGTTAAGGAAACATAATGTACGATAATGCAAATAAAGTATATGTAGAAACACTAAAAAAAGCACAAGAAAAAAATAAAGTACAACCAGTGGTACGATCTGGTGGATTACTTTCTAGAAGTTTTGTTGAAGAAGAAGAGTCAACAACTATGGAGCCGTTAGATATTGTTGTAGACTATGTAAATATGATTAAACGAGTGAAGAGTTCAGAGGAAATATAATGGCAGAAATACAACAACTACCTTTTGATGCACCTATACCGGGTCAGTCTTTTACTTCAGAACTAGGTAATAGACCTTGGGAAAAACCTTCTCAATATGCAACAGTAGAAGACGCAATAGACTTTTATCTACAGAGAATTAACTCTGAAGATTTAAAACAACCCTTGTTAGATGTAATTGAATTAGGTATGCCACTTACTTCTATAGCAAATGCTTTACAGATAAGTTCTGTTATGGAAGGAAAACATACGATTGATGTAGGAATACTTGTTTTGCCTGTAATCGTAGAACTCATGTCACTAATGGCAGAAAATGCAGGTATTAAATATACAACAGGTGTAGAAAGAAAAAGTAGTAATGGGTACTCTAGTAGTGAAATTGCTCTTGCTGTAAAAAAAGCAGGTGACAAATTTAATGATCAGGATATGTCTGAGGATATGATGACAGAAGAATCCGAACCTGTAATGGAAGAAGAGCAACCTACAGGCTTAATGGCGAGGAGAGTGTAATGGGTTTTAATATTGGTACAATAATTGCTGGGGGTGCAATAGGTGCAACTAAAACAATGCGTAACCGTATGAATGCACATGAAAAAACTCTCGCTGAAGAAAAAAGACTTAGAACATCTGCTGAAATACAAACTGAGTTTGAGGAAAAAAGTGCAGAGAAAAAAGAAAAAAGACAAGCTGAGAGAGATGCTGAAGCTCTTAGAAACTTAGGTTATGAACCAGAGTTAGTAGCAAAGTTTTTACGTGGAGGTGAAGCATCTATAACTCAAGCTTCTCAATGGGCTGTAGATGCTCTAAAAAAAGGAGTTAACGTCAATACTATTTATAAAGCATCTAGTGTAAAGGGTGCTAATCTAAGTGACGATACACAACAAATTAATAATATAATGAATGTAGCCTCAGGAGATGATGGCTCAGAAACAGTAAGTGCTTTTGGTCTAGATCCAGATGTTTTGAAAACTATATATGCACCTAAACCAACAGATAAGTCATTAGATGCTTTATTTGCAAGCGCAACCCAGAGAGAACTTAGAGCTATGCAAACTGGAAATGAGAACGAACTTAGAGAGGCTCAAACAGAAAAAAGTGGATACTTATATGCTATGAAACAAAAACATCTTGCTACTACTAAAAAGGGTGAAGAAAATAATCCCTTTGGTAAAGTATCAATAAGCACTACATTTAAACTTGCTAAAGAAGATTCATTACGGGCTTTAGGTGCTATGGGTCTTGTAGATGGAGTAATGCAACTTATTGATGGATCAAAAGGTCTTGATGGAATTTCTGATTTACTAACATATCAAACTACTAGAGAAATAAATAGAAACGAAAAAGACGTAGTAATGAGCGATCAGTTTGAAGCGCAGCGTGAAGGTAAATTATTTAAAGGAAGAAAAACTTTAATAGATTATGCAAGTACTATTGCAATTGACGACACTTCTAGTAATTTGTTTAAACAAGAAAAAGTATCAACATTTTCTTATGATGATGCATTAAGATTTTCTCAATCAGGACAATTAAAAGTAGGTCAAGTTATAAAAGTTACGGGTTCTCAAACAAAGAAAAGAATGAATGGTGAAGAGTATACTGCATCTGGTATTTTTAATTTTGTTTATCTTGGAGCAGGTTTTAAAGACAATAATTTAGTAGGAACAGGAGAGCAAATTTTTAACAATTTCTTTACTGCTTCATTTATTGAAAATAATTAGGTATTTTATAAATGACAGATGTTATAATAGGCAATAGTTTTACAAATCCAAAAAATGTTTTTTCAGATGAAGCAGTTATAGAGCCTGTAGTTAATCAAAATGTTTTTTCTTCTCAAGACGATAGCAATGTTAGTAGTAATGACGCTGTTGTAGGTAATAGTTTTACAAATCAAACTGCTGCTGAAGTTATATCAGAAGAAGATCAAAAACTTATAGATGATGAGGAGAGCATTAACGCATCAGAAGATGCAAATGTAAAAGATAATCTTCTTACACTAGATCCTATATCTAAAAGTTTACTAGAAGAAAAAATAAAAATGGATAAGGAGACTACAAAAAATATCTTTACGGATGCAGAAAACAACATAAGCCACCAAAAACAAATAGAACTGTTTAAGAAAAACTGGTCTACTCGCTATGGTATAAATAATATTGAGGAACGGAATTACTTTTTAGATAAGGAAAGAGAAAAACTAGGAAATAATTTTAAAGAAGATAATTATCTACCATATAGTATGGAAGAGCTTATAAGTCAAGACACAAAAGTTAACTTAAAAAATTCAGATAAAAGAGTAGCAACAATAGAAAGCTATTTAAAATCTCCTAATTATCTAAGTAGTGGATTGACTGAACAACTTTTAAAGTCTGATTTAACGATAGGTGAAATAAATACCATTGTTCTTGGTGATATGATTTTAAATCCTTTAACAGCTTTAGCAGATTCTCCATACCACTTTGGTATGTTTCAGGAAAGACTAAAAGAAGGTAAGTTTGGAGCCGCTTCAGGTTATTTTGCATTAGCTGCTTTAGACGTTGCACAAGCAAACATTTTGGTTAAGGGTTTTGGAAAAGGTCTTGGGGCCATAAGATCAAGTTATATTGGAAAAGCTAAAGGTGGAAAGGCTACAGGTACAGCTAGTCGTCTTGAACAAGAAAGTATACAGGCTATTAATCGCTCTAATGCTGCTGAATCCATAAAAAATGCTGACATAAAATCTGATTTTATTACAGAATTTGAAAGTAAAGCTAATGTAAAAATTTCAAGGATAGACGAAGATGGAAACACTGTTATTGATGGTAAAATATCAAGAGCATCTAGTAGAAAAAGAATAGATGAGATATATAATGAATCACCAGAGGTAACAACTAAAAACTTTCTTGGTCAAGACAAAACAAAAAAAATAATAGATGATTTAAATGTAAACCTTTTAGATGGTCTTGTAGCTTTAGTATCAAAACTACGAAAACAAACTATGATTGATGCTGATGGTAAAGAGGTATTAAAATTTCCAAACCTATCTAAAAAAGGAGGGGATAGAAAACCACTTGTAGATGAACTACTTGATATGACTGTAGACAAAGATTTACTTGGTGATGTAAAAATTTATGATATGTTAGCTGAACACAATCTTTCATTTGAAGATTATATTTTAACTATACTTGGATCTGCATCAGATGCAGGTAGATTGTTAAATAAACTATCTCAAATAAAAAGAGGTAGGATGAAAAACTTTGATGAGACTGAACATTTAGAAAGACTAAAATTAGATAAAACAGAAAGTTCACTTAAAAAGTTTTGGAAATATACGTTTGTACGTACTGAAGGTATTGCAAGAGGAATGATGGTATCTTCTTTAGCCACTGCTGCACGTAATCTATTCTCTGCAGGAGTTAGAATGCCAGTAGAAAGTTTGGCTAATGTAATGGATGCTGCATTATATACATATGCAACAAAAGGTCTTAAATCAGCCGTTGGTACAACAATCCCCTTTACAAAAGGAAGTGCGTGGGCAGGTTCATTTAAAAATATGAGGCTTTTAGCGAGTCCTGAATATGCAAAAGAATATACAGACTTTTTTTTAAATAGACCTGAGTTTGCCGAAAACTTTTCTAAAATGTTTGATAATGTAAACGAAGTACAAAAATTTAGAGGAAGAGGACAATTTAAAAACCCAGTTGGTATAACCTATGATAAAACTATGAGCGTTGCTGAAGATTTTGTACAGGCTTTAAATGGTCCAAATAGATTTCAAGAATTTTTAGTAAGAAGGGCTACTTTTTTAGGTGAATTAAACAGAAGAGTAAAATTAGAATGGGATGTAGATTTAATTGATGGTTTAAATAGTGGAAAGTTTACCATGCAAGATTTAATGGGTGATGTTTCAACAGTAAGAAAGGCAGGTACATCAGACTTTAAAACACTCATGGATGATTCTGTAAGAAAAGCTTTAGATGTTACTTATGCAAAAACTCCAGAATGGAAACCTTTTAGGATTGCTACTAGTGTCATTACTGAATCTGGTGCAACTATTGTTATACCATTTCCTCGTTTTATGTTTAATAGTATGGAATTTATAGCTGAACATAGTGCTGGTGCTTTACTCCCTGCACTAAGAAGAGCTACAGGAAATGCAAAAGGACCATTAACAAGTACTGAAAGACGCATGGTTTCTAGAAACATTATGGGTCTAACGAGTATATATGGACTAATGATGTATCGTAACTCTGAAGATGCACCTGCTGATTATAAAATGGTAAGCCCTAATCAGTTTATGGATCTAACAGATCCAAACAAAGACTTAACACAAACAGACACTACAACTTTATTTCCTGTTAGACAGGCTCTGTGGATTGCAGAAGCAGCAGAAAGATCAAACCTATTTGGTGGAGGTATGGAGGGTTCCCGTGATACAGTAGCAGGAACAAGAGATATGTGGTCTGGCTTTTCAAAGAAAGAAGTTCTTGATGTTTTTGGAACAAGTGCTTTAAGAACTGGTGTTGCTAATGTTTGGGTAAAAGGTATTACAGATATAATAGATGCTACGGCTGATGAAAAAGATGATGCAAAATGGGCAAAGATGTTTGGTGAAGCGTTTGGTCAATGGAGACTAAGATTTATTACTCCAGCTTTTCAGTTAATTGAAGGACAAAGAGCAACAGTTCTTGATCGGTATGGACCAAATGAAAAACTTATGAGACCATTAGAGTATAAAGAATTTAGAGGTGAAGTAGAAGACGATTTAAGTAAAGAGTTTTGGGATACAGTAAAAGAGGCAAACATTAAACAAGGTAAGAGAAGGGGATTATCAGCACCTTCTACAGAAAGAAATATGCCAAATCAAGAAAACATATTCGTTGAACCATCAGATGGAGCAAGAATTAGAGTTAAAACAAAGTTATATAGTGGTTTTAATCAGAGACCTTTAGACACTAAAGAGAAAAAATTTCTAATTGAGTTAGGTTATCAGAATGTTGACTATGAACTCGCAAGTAGAAAAGAAGATCCTAAAGCTAGAGCGTATGAAAATAAGCAAAGGAGAATAATAATACCAATAGCCATAGAAGAAGCTATTGATGCACAAAATAAGTTAAGAAAGGATTTTGAATCCAGAGGTAAAAAAGGAACAGAATTAAATAGAGACCTTGTAATTAGAGGTAGAGAAGTGTTTACAGCTAGAGTAAAATCCTATATGGAAAGTAATGAAATTAAAAAAGGGTTAAAGGGAGTTATTACACCTTTAAGTGCAGCAGTTTCAAAATATTCTCGTCTGTCTAGAGAAAAACGTAATATAGCAAAATTAAGATTTAAAGAAGAAATACCAAATGAAAAATTAGATTTTTCAAATTTAGAACATATATTATTATTAATAGAATTTTCAAATGTATATAAATAAATAAGGGGGCAACTAAGCCCCCATTTTTTTATCTCTTATCACCACTTCCACCTATGGTGTTGTTGTCCATCCTATCACTAAGCTTTGCCTGATTCAAACCTGCAATCGTACCAAGTGATAAATTAAGATCAGTTGCAAGTGCAGCACAGTACCATAACACATCACCTATCTCACTGGCTATATCGTCACGCCAAGTGGGTGGCATGTTAGCCACACCATCCCTCATTAACTTCTTTACTTTATTGGCAACCTCTCCTGCCTCTCCTGCAAGTCCAAGTGCAGGATAGGATATTTTATACTTATCATCATAGATAGCTGTTTTAGCTGATGATCTCTGATAAGAGTTAAAGTCTGTCATTTGGTACTTCTCCTTCAACCAATTTTTTGCCTCTGTCTCTAGTTTGTTCATGCTTAGTAACTCTCTTTAAATTTTCACTAAACGCTTTATTAAAGCCTCTATTCCACTCCCTAAACTGCATAGTGTCCATATGGAAAGGGTTGTTTACCCTACCTCTTGTAAAGTCTTCATAGCCTCGCTGAAATTGAACCTTCAGTGGGGCATCATATTTTCCAAGACCTCTTTCTTTTCGTGTCAACATACGTTTCATTTATGTCTCCTTTGAGTTAAGTTTTCCTTTAAGTTCGTCTGTCTTTGTATTCTGTATTGCCTGTACACATTGTGACATGTGGTTTAGTATATTCAGTGAATTACTACCATTAGACAGAGTACGTACAACACCCATGATGTCTTCATCTTTCTCATCTATTTCATAATCTTTATCTTCTACAGTTATTTTCATTTGCTCTCCTTCTCTAATTGTTTCTCTAAATTAGCCATAGCTCTCCATGCTACTTGCGCCCAGTCTTCATCTAGTAAGTGTCTCATCAATGCATCCAACTCATCCTTAGACTTTGTCCTATCCCAGAATAAAGTCTCTGGTGTTTGTCCATGTTGTAGTCCACCTGTATATGATATCTTTGCTACTTGTGCAATAGCTCTAGGAAAGTATTTGATAAATCCTGTATACACAGGTATTGCTTTTCTTTCCTTACTATCAGTTGGTAATATCATGCCAATCTCCTTATGTTATGTCTACTATCTCACAAACATCACCTGAACAGGCTAGTGTCTGCATTGCTACTGTATTATCTTCTTCCTCATAACTAGACAACAATGACCAGTCAATCTTCTCTGGAAGCTTCTTTGATAATGCCTGATATTCTTGCTTAGTGCAATCCTGATATGGTGCTTGTTGATAAGTATGATCAGAGTGTGGCAAAAATGACACACCTGACATTTCATCAAAATATTTATAGACAAACGCACCAACTTCCATCCACTCTGCATCACGTACTGTGATAGTAACAGATGGTTTATGTTCACAGAAATGTCTTTGGTACTCCAACCATATCTCTAGCTGATCTATAGCTGTCATATCATTACGAGTGACTGCAGCTTTGGGTGACTCAATAGGAAAACTAAACACAGTTGTAGTGTCAGGTTTCATAACACATGGTTCTGCAGGTACACCTTGATCAATCATAAACTTTGTTAATGGATCTTTGTTGTCTCCTCGTACAGTCCGTATGTAATGTTTACTATGCCTTGCATGTATGCCACTTGCACTGTCTACAAGTTGTGATACAGTACCAGATGGTTTAACACAGGTGACAGCAGTAGATTGTTGTATGCCTAGCTTCTCAGCCCATTCTTTATTTGTATTGACAGCAATCATTCTAAGATGCTTGAGTGTCTGTTCAAGACCTTTGTTCTTATTAGTCATAAGAGGATTGTCCATGATACCTGTAAGTGATACACCAAGTAGACGCTCTTCCTCTGTGTTATTCTGCCACACCTTACGTAGGTATGGGAACTTAGTAAACTGCGATTGAATTGTACCCAAGATAGTAGCAAGTTTTACTTTGTTAGATAGACTTTTGATATCATCTGTTGCTCTTACAACTATTTCTGTGAGGTTGCAAAATTGGTATGGGCGTAGGATTATCTCTGAACAAGGGTTACACGCAAACTCCCAATCAGGATCACGCCTACCATTCCTAGCTGCTTGCTTCTGTGCTGCCTGTCTGTTAAAGATACCACGCTCACCTGACTTAGATTCTACAAGTGCAGTCCACTCACGCAAGAATGTTTCCATATCAGGCTTCTCAGTGTAACAAACTGAGTTATTAGACAATGCTCTGTGAGGTGCTGACTCCCACCAGTTACCAGACTTAGCATGCCTCATACGGTCATCACTTAAATTACTCAAACTAATCATAGCTGACCTACGTACACCACCCACAACAACAATCTCACCTATCTTACACATGATGTCGTGACATTCAATGCTTGACAGCCTACGATTCTGTGCTGACTTAAATGTGCCAACAACAAACATGAACAGATCTACAAGTGGAGCAGGGCCAGAGGCTCTACCACCAAACGTCTTGAGCTTTGCACCTGCAGGACGTACCAATGACATATCCCACTTAGGTATCTCACCTGCCCATAGAAGTGCAAGCAGTTGACGTAGTGCCTTTGCCCAACCTTCTTTACTGTCCTTTACCACAATCGTTGTATCACTGTCAAACAGTGGTGGTATCTCAGGTAGCTTGGAAATAAATTGTCTCTCTACACTAAAGCCTACACCTGTGCCACATAGTAATACAAACATAGCTTCGTCAAAACTCTTTGGATCGTCCACAGGTAGATAGCTACAATTATATCCTGCTGTATTATCACGATCAAGTGCAGGGCCAGCAGTCATCAATGCTCTCATAGAAGGCATAACAGAAAGACTAGCAATAGCATCATATAGTTCTTCACGTGTATCAGTATCTAACTCATACCCTATTTTATCGGAAATGTAGTCAACATACCTGCCAACAGTCTCGCCCCAGTTCTCTCGTCTTTTATCTTTGTCTAACCATCGTGCGTAACGAGATGTATGTATAAACGCCTGATAGTCTGTTGGTAAATAGTTGTTCATTTATTACTCCGATATTATTCTAATTGTTTCTATGGTCATACCGTCAATGTCATATATAAACTCATGTAACGCTTCATTTATTTCTTCGTCAACAAATCCATCAACAGGTATGGGATAATCATCTTCATCTAAATTTAAAGTCAGGTATATTTTTATTTTCATGTTTACCCCTAATGAAACTTTAACTTTACAACATTGTCTTTCACAGATTCTATTGTAGGTTTTGTGTCAACAGGTTTTATACTATTTTGTGCATGTAAGTTTAGTTTTTGTCTAAATTCAGCATCCTCTTCCATTAAAGGAACTGCTGAACTAAGCAAGGTAACTATATACATTAAATCAGAATAGTCCTCATCGCTTAAATTATTATCATCAGTAGTTATAGAACCAATCTTTAACTCTCCTGTCCACGCATGGTTTTCATCTAGTAATGGTGTAATCCTAACAATAAAATCATTAGGTTCAAAGTCTATAAATATTTTATCATCCATGTTATGCTCTCCTTATCTTCTTTAATGGGAAAGGTATAACACTTTTATCTGCCAGTAGCCATAGTGATAAAGACTTTTTCTTCTTTTCTTTTAGCCATGACTCAGGAATAATCCTGTCGTGATATAAAAAGTTATACTTCTCACACCAACTAGCATACGTACCCTTTGAACCCTTACTTAACTTACGTTTACTGCTTTCAAACACAAAACGTATGTCAAGATTTTTATGTTGTTTTTGTATAGCCAAATGTTTGCGTCTATCTGACGCTACAAAACGACCTTTAGTTTCTATTATAATACCATTAGGTAGAAGGAAGTCTGGCGTATATGTTCTATACATCAGATCTTCCCACTCTATCTTAAAGCATTCGTATCTAAAGTCTTGGTCTAATTCTTTTAAGTAATCAGATACTTTAATCTCTAGACCACTACGATAACCATACTTTAAGGCAGCTTGAAACTGCTTTACGTTACGCATTAGATGGGTCATAGTTCTTAAACAACTTCCAGTATGTCAATAAACTTTTAAACATCTGTAGGTGTTTAGGGTGTGTATCTTTATCCCATTTGTATGGAACTATTAATCCTGTATCCTTTCTGTCTACAAAAATAGATACCCTTTCAGGGTCAGTAAAACCACAGCCTTCAGCATAAGCTGATAACTGCATACCATGTTCATTGAAAACAAGGTTAGATCCTTTTTTACCATCCAAGTTGTCTTTAGTTTTAAAGTCAACAAATATACCTGACTCAGAATACAAGTCTATCTTACCACCATAACCCTCTTTAGCACAGAACGAATCTTCTGCTATCCATTTCTCATCAGGAAATATTTTGTCCAAGTATTCTTTTATAACCATGTAAGGCTTTGTTTCCTTACCACCTGAAAAGCCCTGCTCTATCATAGCATGAATGGTTGTACCCATCTCTGCTGCTTTCTTACCTATACTCTTTGAATGCTCTTTACATCTGTAAAAGAACTGTGAGTCAGACTCGTCTTTGTTCTTTTTTAATGTAAGTGCAGCCGTTATTGCTTGGTTAATCTTCCAATTCTCAAGTGGTGGCTTGGCTGCAACACCAAGGATAGTAGTAACAGATGGTACATACCCATGCTTCCTAGCATCCTTTAGATTGGTGTTGCGCTCTTTTCCATTAGAGCCAACAACTGTGTATGCAGCTTCTCCTGTCTTATCATACCAGTGTTCAGACTCTTTTTCCATTATGCAAATTCCTCTGCTGTAATATCTATGAATTCATCAACAGTTTCTTTGTCAACATCTTCATTCTTATGCATATTTTCATCCCATGCATTTGTTATGTAACCATTGTAATTAGATACCCATGCTAGGAAGTTAGCAAGATTTTCTTGTGTATCATCATCCATATCTAATGTAGTTGATAGATCAAGTGAAACAGAAGGTAAGTAAAAACAATTACCATTTGGTAGTTTACGTTCTTCTGTAGCTAACTTTACATAGTGATGTATTGGTAGACGTTTCATTTTATTTAACTTATTAAATACAACAGTTCCAAACGTCTTAAACGCATCTCTATTCTCAACTTCCCATATAAATGGTGTAGCTCCTATAGAAACAGATGCACCTGTCTCATCAACAGGGTTGTGTAACTCTATTGTACCAAATAATACACGTACACGTTTAATCTGTTTTAGTAAGTCCTGCATCTTCTCAGGTAGAGACTTAAAGTCTTGTATGTATCCTGCAGCTTTACCACAATTAAAACCACCATCATTATCCTTTAGGTCAATGTTTAGATTATCTGCCATAATAGTTTTTATATATCTATTAGGTGTACTGTCTGTCTTCATTACAAAACGCTTGTACATAAACCTTTGCATATAAGGTCTGATAGTAGCTGTATCAGAGTAGTACGTTGGCCCATCTGGGATGTCCAGTTTGTATGTACCACCAGCCACAACTTCTACGTTTACCATTTTACCATTAACTTCTGACCTACCCATAATAGGTGCGTGATTAATACGTACACGAGCTAATGCGTCTGCCTTTTCTTTATTGGAGCCTGTGTCCATAACCATGCCCATAGCCTTTGCCATTGCTGCATAGTCCTTAGTATTTATATTTGCTACTTCATTCATTTATTTCTCCTTTTGTATACTGTAAGGTTTCTAGTTATATCATGCCACATCTTTTGTGTCAAGCCAATTATCACCTATTTTTGCTTCTAGTAGTAATGGTACATTAAAATCTATATTCCATTTACTATTTATTATATTAATTAAATTATCGTTCGTTGCCTTTACTATTCTTATTACCTTATCTGTCTCATTTGGATGTACATCAATAACAATACTATCATGCACTGTATTTACTACACAACTTTGCATAGAGTTCTTTTCTAGTAGCTTATCTATGTATATCAGAGATATAGGTACGATGTCAGCAGTTGCAAAGGATTGAACAGGATAATTCTTTATCTGTGTGAAAAATGTCACACTCCCATTACGCCTACGCTGTACATCAGGCCATGTAAACTCTCGTCCAGATGGTGTTTTAATTCTACCTGTATTTAATATCTCAGTTGCTAATCTTTTATGCCATTCAGATATACCTTTATATTTAGTTGTAAACTGTTTATAGTACGCAGCTTCGGCTTCTGTCCGACCAAACCCACTCGCGCCATACAAGGGAGCAAACGTATGGGCCTTTGCATCTTGTCTAGATATGGGCTGACCTGCATCACTGATAACTTTAGCTGTATAACTATGCACATCAAAGCCTGTTGATACTTCTTCTATGGCTACCTTATCTTGACTAAGGAACGCAGCTACACGAAACTCTAGCTGTGCAAAGTCAGCTTCCATGATCTGTCCACCTTCCCATCGTGATACGAATACTTTCTTTACTGGAAATGTACCACCTCTAGGCATGTTTTGCATGTTAGGGTTAGCACCTGATAGCCTACCTGTACCTGTTCTATGCTGTAGTAATTGAACATGTAACATACCATCTGATTTAATGTGTGTAGATATTCCTTCAACAAAGCTAGATAAATATGTATCTAGTGCTGATAATCTTCTAACACGTTGCAAAAATATCACAGCATCTTGAAAGTTACGTTCTCTGGCATTTGTCTCTAGCTTTATAAGATTATCTTTACTTGTGCTAAATCCATGTGCGCTGACCCAATCAGGGTTAGGAGCCATAAACTTTAAACCTGCTATCTCCTTAGTGTCTGTAAATAAATAACCTTCAGCCTTACACTCTAGACACTTACTAGTATTAACAAAAGGCTTACCATTCTTTTTAGTTCTACGAACCTTACCTGTACCCTTACAAACAGTACACTGTCTTGCTTTCTGTTTATATAACACAGATGATTTGCTTTTTATAACTGATTTAAACTCTGAGTCAGTAAATCTAGGCTCAAACGAGTTAGCCCACATAGGTTTGTCGTGTGGCTTTCTACTATATATAATCCACGATAATTGTTCAGGACTATTTAGATTAATTGGTCTATCTCCCATCAATTCATGCACTTGAGACTGTAATTTTATCAATAACTCCTGTTTTTCCTGCTCAAACTCCTTACGTACCTCTTCTAATGCATCCGTATTAACATTGAAACCTCTCTGGTATATACGTGCAAGCTGTACACATATCTGATTAGTTAATTTAACAGTAGATTCTAATCCTTTATCTTCTTGGGTTAGTTTGTCGTCTAACTTCTTATATAATTCCATAGTTGCATGTAAATCTGCTGATAAATACTGTGATAAATCTGCGTGAGGTATATCTCTAGTTGTATATCCCTTATTAAAGTAATCTTTTAGTGTACCCATCTTCTGTGTATCACACTTATATCTTTCAGCTAGATATTCAAGACTCAGAGGTTCTTTTTGTCCTCTTTGTATGATGTATGCACCTAACATGGTATCAAATATGTCTCCAGTGTAGTTAAAACCTGATTCCCATAACCATGTTAAGTCGTGTATTGCATTCTGCATCACCAAAAGGTGGGTATCATCCAGAATGTTCTGGACAATACTTCCACCCTCAGTGGTAGGTTGTTGCTCACTGTGATCAAACGTAATAATCTTTTCTCCAGAGTGATTTAACATGCCTACCATAGTTAATGAGTTTTCTGCTTCAAAAGGATCAAGCATAAGTTTATTGTTACGTTTAATAGTAGTATTTTCTACATCTAAAACTGTTACAACTTTCATTTCATTTCCTTTATCTTTACTACTATGTAGCTATCTAGTATGTCTCTTACCATTTGTGGACCATGTGCAAAGAGAGTTATACTTTCTTTATCGTGTTCGGCATTGATCTCATACTCAACGTAGTACTTAATCATTGGTGATTTTAACATCATTTAACTTCTCCTCATGTCTTTCCATATACTTAACAGCATTCTTTATGGTTGTCAAGTCATCTCTAAATCCACCTAAACCATCGTTGCAGTGCTTACATATGTATCCACGAAATGTATCTGTATCGTGACAATGATCTAATACCCATGTACCTAAAAGTTTTTGATTGTATTTATTAACCTCATCTATCTTTCTTGTACAAATAGGACATGCATAGTCTTTATCCTGTGGATATATATTTTTCTTTCTTAGGTCAGCAATTACTCGCCTATGCCCAGAACTACATGATTTACATGTTCTCTTTACTTCTGCATTTTCTGTATTCTTATAACTCATTTGTTGAAAGTTACTGAGTGGCTGTCTTATGTCACATTTTATACATACATAACCATCCTCATTAATCTCTTGGACAATTTCTAAGTCAAACAACTCACCCTGACTCATACTTCGTACCTTGCTGTCCTGTAGTTCAGTTCACAATGAACTATACCATGCCACCCTGATAGTTTATTCTTTACTACGTTTAAGTGACGCTGTGTATCCTCTTCTTCCTGACCTTCTACAGGTGGATTCTTTGCTATGAGTATCATTAGGTCAGCTTCAGCAGCTTTACCTGTACGTGATCCTTCCATCATAGCCTGATTCAATACAACCTTGTTCTCTGCATCAGCAGATAGCTGTGACATATAAAAGATAGCACAACTATGTTGCTTGGCTATCTGTCGCGCATGTATTGCATTTGCCTTGAGTGCTTCATCTGCTCTGGCAAAGCCCTGTGTTCTAGCAAACTTATCACCCATGTCTAATATAACTACATCAGGTTTGTATGACTTACATAAACTTTCTACCCATGCCATGTCTCGTCCTGTTGCATCTTTTACTTTTATGTTATCACTAATGTGTTGATATGTATCTCTGGCCTTACTTGGATTATTCTTGACTTCCTGCATTGTCATACCTGTAGCTGCTGTGAGATATCTAGCACCAACACGATGTGTACCTTCTTCGTTACACAACACAATACACTTGGCTCCTTGCTGTGCAAAACCATTTGGCCCTGCCACCAAACTCGCATGGAAAGATGTCTTACCTGTATTAGGTCTCGCACCTATCTCAATCAAGTGTCCTTCATTCACACCTTCTATCTTACGTGTAAGTGTTGGTATGTTGAATGTCCATTGTGCTTCCAGATCATTCTTGGCAAGTAATGTTTCAATATCCATGTCATCCCACTCAATGTTTAGGTCAGGCGTAAAGTCATCACCATACTGTTCAAGTATATTTCGGATTGGCTCAAGATTATACATACTACCATTGACCATTTCAAAACCAATGTTGGCTATGTCTTCTCCAACTACTTGTTGAAACAGTTTAGACAACACTTCCTGTGCCACATCGCCACCCATAGGTGATTCTTTCTTGACTTGGTTAAACAACGAACTGTAAGCATTCTTTTGTGCTGTTGTTAACTGTGCATTATTTGACATAAACAATGCCTCAACTTCAGCAGGTGTTACAGTTCGCTCGTATCTCTCCATAGCTGCATCTATGGTATGTTTAATTTTGCGTACATCTTTACTGAACAAACGATCTGGGCAACGTGCGCCACGATGATCATCATAAAAGCCTCTGTCCATGAGGCTACGTATTAAAGATAGTTCCATTTTATACTCCTAATGCTGTTAGTTTTTCAATGTCGTTAGAGTTTCTATATTTTAGATCGTCAGTTAGTCGTAAGGCCCGTACATTATCTACATAGCCTCGTAATTCTTTTGTAAATTGTAGCGTCTTTGGTAGTGCGTCAGGGTCAAGAGCTATAATTGCTGTTGAGAACTGTGATAAGAACCTCTTGTGTCCTTCGGATAGTGATGTACCCAACACAGCGACCCCGACATATACACCACCACCTACAAATGCAGCACTTATACAGTCCTCAACAACTACAGCGACTTTACCATTACCATGACTATAAGGCAAGTCGCTTTTACCATATCGTTTCCATTTTGGTAGTCTACGTGTGATACTTCTGCCACTAGCATCAACCATCACACCTGATTTAACCACAGGAAATACGACACGATTCTCCTTTACATCATACAACAAACCCAACTCATCGGGATCTAAATCCCACTCAGTACAGAATGGTTCTATAGATACATTATCTTTTACTAACCATTCGGGCTTACTAAATTGTATTTCTTTTACTTCTCTAGTTGTACGACTAAAGTATTCACGTATATCATTCTTACTTAGTTGTACCTTTATTCTTCCACCTTTGTGTAAGTTACAGCTATTCCTATAACACCTATACAATACAGTACCCATGTCATTTGTAACTGAGAACTCTCTCCTATTACAAGAAGGACATTTAACTCTTACACTTTCTCCCACTGTAAGTGATAAATCATTTATATAATTATTTACATTCATAGTGTATCACTTTCTTTGTTACTACTTCGTAGATTTTAAACTATCTGTTCTCTGTGTCAAGGCATTATTTGCACTTAGATATGTATGTTTCATATATGGTTGCACAGAAGACACATGTGTATGTCCTGTCACTGCCATTACTTGTGGCAATGGTACTCCTGCATCCACCATTTGTGTCACTCCTGTTCTTCTCAAGTCCATTAATCGTAGTGTCTCAGGTAACATGGCCTCACGCATGATAGCCCTTCCATTTTTAGATAGTCGCTCTAAGGGATAGGGTCTAAACACACCCTGTATGGGGCTAGGATGAGGTGCTACGTACCTTTGAAAGCCGAAGTCTTGGTGTTGATCTTCTAACATGCCCAATAAATCCTCTGAAATGGGTAAAAATACCTCTGCTCTACGCTTACTTTGTTCAAGGTGTAACTGTTTATCTTCCCAGTGTATATTATCCCATTCTAGTGTCCTCATGTCACCTAATCTTTGACACCATTCGTATGCCATTTGTATAATCAGACCGACATTACGATACTGAAACTTAGAGTATGCAACATCAAGAAATTTACGTACATTATCCTCTGTCCATACAACTTTTCTCCTTTTTACTGCCTTACGTTTTATATTAGAGAATGGATTTAATATGGCGTGTTCCATCTCAATCGCATAATTAAATACACGTGACGCACAGGTAGCTGTGTGATTTGCAAGGCTCACACCACGCAAAACCCACTCTTCATATACACCCTTGGCAACCTTTGTTGTTACATTTTTATATTTAACTGTGCCAATTTTGTCACACACTATACTTAGGAAGTATTTGTAATCCACTTTAGTTGTATCACGTAACATATTGAAATCATTAGACATATAGTATAACTCAATCAAATCTTTTACTGTACTCTTTTCTGTAATCACAAATACCTGCGACTGTGTGTCACGCCACTCATCTATTGCCTTGTTGTCCTCACGTACAAGTTTACGCACCTCTTGCAAGTCAGTGCCAAAAGTTTTTCTGGTCACTACACCTGCATCAACAAGGTTTTGAGGTGGGTTGTAACGATACTCCCCACTCTCTCTTTTTTGTACATACCTTGGTAGTTTAATCATGCTACCTCAAGAAACTGTGGTGTACTGATCCACTTGGATACTTCTTGCTCACGTGCAAACATACTCACAGCCTGTGTATCATTACCTGTATTACGTAGGCTGAAACCATTACGCTCGTCAGCATAGGACGCATAGTTAGTGAACGCACTGTACAATGCAAACTTATTGTGACCTCGCACACCTGCCTCTTGCATATACAACTCATACATCTTCTTAGACTTACGTTCTGACTTAATAATCTCATCCAACAATGTTGGTACACTTACGTATGTCAGGTCAGTGTCAGCCCATAGCTGTAGCTTCTTACCTTGAGTATCAAAGTCTGTCTTAGCTTTGGACAACTCATGCTGAAAGCCTGACAGTGTGAAGCCTGATGTATTCTTCTTACGCACCTTGTCATAATCACCAGTTATCATACCATTCGTGCAGAAGAAATCTATAGCACCAAACCATGTAGCAGGTGAGGCTGTACCATCTATACCATGCACAGCTATCAGTCTCTGTGATATTTCGGTATCATGTTTCTTTGTACGAATAGTTGTCTTGATCTTCGGTAGTGTGACATCAAGCATAGTCCATCCATTGTTACGTGCTGACTTAAAGTTTACACTCGCATCCTCTAGGTCAGATGCAGGTAGGTCATTGGACATTACATCCCATACACTACGATAGAAATCACCATGACTTCTAGCTGTAGCTCCTTCACCTATGATTGCAATAGGCTCACCTGTCTGCGTGTTGATGACATACTTCTTATCTGCAACTCTGGTAGGTTCAAACTCTACATCAAAGTCTAAGTCATATGGTACATCTAGTTCTTTTGTTAAATCAAATGGCATTATATATTCTCCTTTGTTATGGCAACTGTGCCTTAGTTGTACTATATATAAAGATTATTCCCTATACAAGCATTATATTTCATTCTCCCTATATAGGGAAAGTGTGTTGTTACTATGCAACAGCTTTCAACCACTCTGGCATAGCTCTGTTCTTGTTCCATCTCGCAAAGCCCATCTTGTCACGCTTATAGAACGCACGATAGGCTTGTACTGGATACTTCTCATCTGTCTTGCAGTCATCATGCCCACTGAAACACTGAGGGTGTGGTGTCATACTACCTTCAGGTATGTACTTTGTACCTTTGAACAAAGCAAAAGCGTGTTTACTTGCACCATGATACTTACCATACCTGTGGGTATATTCACTCAACATACTCTGGTAGGTCAGCCAAGCAAAGGAATAGTTAGCACGTGTCTCCATTGCCCACAGTGTACATGGATGCTTCTGATGTACTGGTTTGTATA